TTATAGTAATGGAAAAAGAACAAAAGTATTACGATATTATTTTAAAGAGGGTGGGAGATTTTAATAAAAAATTTGAACCGCAAACTCTTTTTGGAAACGAAATGTAGTGCTTGCGTATAACTATTCGATAACCGCTATAAAAGTATTACTTATTTATGTCAAAGCCTATAAAATATACGAAATCTAAAGTAATCAAGTTGACTGAAATTCAATATAATACTTTAAAAAAATTAGAAACGTATAATATTAGAGTTTGCGACTTTATACGTCAAGCAATAATTGAAAAATTAGAACGTGAAAAAGTAGAAATAGTAAAGCCAAAGGTAAAAAATGAATGTCCTTTTTAAATTAAAAAACCCCGCTATATAAGTGGGGTTTTGTTTTTTAAATAACTTACTATTTGATAAAGCACAAACATTATTCCAATTAGCCAAATAAACTTATTTGCTAGAGTTTCAATAACTACTGAATAATCTTTATCTTTTGTTTGAATATCTTGCTTTAAATCGCTTTTATTTGCTTCTTGTGTTTTTTCTTTTGTTTCTTCTTTTGAATTGATATACTTTACAATTGTATTTGTAAAAGTTTCTGTTTTGCCTTCTGAATTAGTAAATGTTATCGGCTTACTTAAATCTGCTGGCTCTAAAGTATAGCTTTGAGTAAATTTAGTAGCGTCAGTTGTTGAGTTTTTCTCGGTAACTGAATTAATTTCAGTTTCAGTACTTGACTTTTTTACAGAACCGCAAGACGTTAATAGAATTGCGGTTAGTATTAAAGACATAATTGCTGGAGCTTTTGTGTAACGTCTTTTGGAATAGTATTTTTTATCACAAATATAATAAACTGGTTTTTTTTCAGTATGTATGTTATATTTGTTTACTTTTTTATTAAATAGATTTTTAAAAAATCTAATAATTGCGGATAGTATTAATATTGTTTTTTTCATATTGTATTATTTTTTATCTTTTAAATATTTAACAGCTTTTAGTAATAAATTTTCATCATCACAAAACAAACCAAGCCCTCTATTGCATTTATCACAAAGCAAACCTCTTATTTTATTTGTTTCGTGGTTATGGTCAACACATAGATTTTTTTTGTGCTTATGGTTTATTTTAGATATATGTGTTTCACAAATAGCACAACAACCTTTTTGATTTGAAAACATTAATTCGTATTCATTTAAATCTATTCCATATTGTCTTTTTAAATCATAGTCTTTCATTTTATTAGAACAATATTCAGACCTTGATTTTTTATTATGACAATCTTTACAATATGGTTGATAACCATTAACCCTATTATTCCTTTTAACGAAAAATTCATAAGGCTTTTTTTCTTTACAAATATTACATTCTTTCATAAAAATAAATTCCCACAATCAAAAAGGTAGTCGACTTTTATCATGTGGGATTTAATAATGTTGTTTTTATAGCGACTACTCTATAAATACAAATATAGTAAAAAAAAACATAATAAACTAAAAAATATGAGTAACTCTCATAATTTGACCATGTTCTTTATCATGTATGTATCCTTCGACAGCCTTTGGTGCATGTTGATAACCTTGACGATGATGCCAGCTATCTGTGCCGCTTGGACTTCTTAATGTTTCAACACAAACGCCCATATAATCTTTACTTACTTTATGGTGCAAATGGTGGCTATAAATATACTTATGTTTACAATTACTCCAATATTTCGATTCGTGTGCCATTAACATTGGTAAATCTTGCGGTTTTGCTCCGTCGCCGTGAGTTGTTCCGATTAAGTTTTTTCCATAAGTAAAATATTTTCGGTGTGCTATTGTAGTGTCAAACGTTACATTTTTGCAATTTCTAAAATGCGTTTCAATTACTTGAGCTAAAAAGAAACCATTTGTATAATCGTGATTTGATGGATTGTAAACAACGTGAACGTCGGCAACTTGCATAAGAATTTCAATAATATCTACATATAAAGATTTTGCAATTAAAAAATTAGTGTGCCACATTCCGTCAGTATCTTGAGGCGTTCCGCTTGTAGTTGTTCTTTTTGCATTATCAATATGTAAAATATCGTTTCCTATAACAAATAATACTTTATCTATTGTATTGATATCTATTTCGTTTAAAATGCCTTTACATCCTTTTAAAACGCGTTGTACAGCTATTTGATTGTTATAAGTTTCTCCGACTTCAAAAGCACTACATAATTTTCCAATATGTATGTCGGCTGGGTCAAATACAAAAAGCCTTTTATTCTCGTTATACTCTCTTTTTATTTGCGGATATTTAGGAACGTAATTCTGTAACTCTTTAATTAAATCGTTTTGTAAGTTTGAAAAATCGTTTTTAGTTTCTTCGACAAAGTTAGGATTTTTAATAAAGATACTTTTTTCCTTGTCCTTTAACCACATATGCTTAACACTTGTATTTGGAACGTCTAAAGAATCGGTTGCTTTGTATATTCCCTCGTGAGTGTCTAATATTCTTTTTTTGTGCCTTCTTATGTATTCTCCTAAAGCTCTTACTTCCGGATTTAAGTGTCCGCCAGTTTCGGAGTTAAGTAGTTTTTTAGCAATCTTATTGTATTGTATTCCTTTGTTCAGATTTTCAAGTATTTGGCTATCGTATCTATTCCATTTTGATACACTCATAAGTTTAGTTTAAAATTATTTAAACAAATTTAGAAAAAAAATGTTATGAATAGCAAAAAAGTATTATATTTGTGAATGTAATCACTGAAAAGTATATAAATTTGGTGAATATAAATCCGAGTTAGTTAGTTTTTTTTGTTTTATATGCTTATTTACATATATTCTTAATTATATGCTTTTAAACATATATTTTATTTGTAATTACCAAAGTTAACGGCGTTTATTGCCGTTATTATTAGTATTTGCTAAACTTATATATTAGGATAAGTAATTCCGTTATCAATAATAACATTCTTTTTATCAATTAAAGCTTTTAATGTTTTTGGAGTATGTCCGAAAGTCATTTCAAAATGTGGTGCATCGTATAAACTTTTAAAATCTCCGCCCCATTTCCATCCTTTTCTTTTAAAGTAGTTGGTTATTTCCATCCAATCAGCTTGTAAATCTTTGTCAAAGTCTTTTTTAACGTCCCACGTTGCAGTTTCAAATGTTCCATTGTTATCGGTATCAACTAATAAAACAATATCAAAAGCAAGTCCGTAATTGTGAATAGATTGCCACGCATCAGCATTAGTTACTTTAGGGCGTTGTTTAAATAGTTTGCTTTGTTCTTCGGGTGTTCTGAAAACATAAGCAAATCTTAAACGTACATTTTTACCTAATAAATTATTAGCTTCTTTGTATTGTTCTAAAAGTTGCTTTCTAATTTTAGGGTGTGCTTGTTCAATTCTTTGTAGTGTTATTGTATCCATTACTCTTTTATTTCGTTAATATCCTTTTTTAATTCTTTTGCCTTTGTCATTAGGTTTTTAATAGTAAAATAAAAAGACTTATTGCCTAATTTTTGCGATGTTTCATCTATTGATTTACATTCAATGTAAAGCCAAAAAATAGTAACGGCTTTTGAAATTAGTAAGTTAATACCAAATAAAGTATTTTTTTCAATTATATGCGTATCAATAAAGTAAGCTAAAACGATAGAGCCTAAATAAAAGAAACCTTTTACTACTATGTTAAACAATTTTCTACTCTGATAACTTGACCATCCGTTTAATTTTATCGTTGTGTAAATCGCAAATATAGTGTCTAAAAATACAGCCATTCCTGTAATTATCAATAATCCTTTAATAGGTGTTAAAAATGTAGCAATCGTTAAAAACAACGCCTTTAAAAATGTTGCTAAATAAAATGATGTTTCTTGTTTCATACTACCAAACTATTGATTTTTCACAATGATTTTTATCTATTGTGTCTAAGATTTTACAAATAACTTTACCGAATTTTGTAAGGTGTCCGAACCTTTGATTTTTACCTAACACACTTGAAATAGTTTCGTTATCGTTTCCAAACATAAACGGACTATTTTCATGTATTAAAGTTTTATTTAGACTTGTTCTAAATTCTCTATTACCAAATCTGTCTAAATTAATTGCGGAACTTTTAAAATAACCTTTATTTCTTACAAAAAGGAAATTAATAAATGACAAAGGCAAAAATAAAATATATGCTATTAAAAATAAAATCAATCCCATTTATAATAAATTTCCATTAATAAATATTTCGTCAACTTGTTCTTGAGATAAGCCTTCCATTGTTGCAACAAAATTCAACTCAGCATTTGTTCTTTGAAAAGTTACAGCAGTTTTATACTTAATTTTTGCCTTTTCTTTTTCGGCAAACGAAAACATAAAATCAGGTATTGAATCAATGTCATCGAATATATCTTGGTCTGTGATTCCCATATCAAACAATTGAAGCTTTAAACGCATTGCTACAATTTCTTCTGGAACTTTTGGTTTGTTCGCTTGCGCAATTTCTTCTGGAGTTGCTTCTACATATTCAACGCCTACAATGTCTTTATCAATTAAATATTGCTGAAATTCTAAAGTACTATCATCTAAAGATATTTCCAACCCGTTTAAATATATCTTGCCTGTTAACTCTGAAATTATATACATATTAATAAAGTTTTCTTGTTACATGAATTTTAGATACTCTTATATTTGTAGCGACTCCTGTATTTCTATTTGAACGATTTACTGTAATTGAAAAAGCTGCGCTTGAAGTAGAATTATTAACACCTGTAAAAGTATGAGAAATTGTAGCTCCTGTAACTATATTTGTAAGTGTTAATGTTATAATTCTATCAGCGTCAACTAAAGTACGATTGCACTCAATTCTTAACAAATAAGAATCTGTTGTAGTATGAGCAGGAAAGCTTGAATTTGTAGGTACTTTTATATAACTTGCCGTTGCTGTTGTTCTTTTACAATAAAATGATAAATTAGTATCGCCTACGTCATTCCCAACTCCTATAAAATCAGTCGTAAAAGCCGATGTGTCTAAGTTTGGAATTGCTGAAAGCAATCTATAAAAACCAATATTAGTCTGACAATTAACATTAGTGTCGTTATTAGCAAAAATAAAATAAGCATCGAATCCCTCTAAAAAATAACCGTCTGCAAAATTATTGTTTTTGACTCCAGCATTTGCGCCAGCACCCGTACCAGATACATAGTTATTCATCATTAACGAATTATAAATAGTAGTTCCACTTCTAGCTACTACCGCATTTGTTCCTGATACTGTTAAAGCATTGCTTGTTCCATCTAAAATAAAACCACCACCATTATTAGCGGAATAAGATACCCATGCACGATATAAATCGTTTTCGACTTCTATATCACCAACCAAATCACTTTTAGCCACTTCTTTAGCAACTCCACTTTGAAATACTATAAGCTTGTCAGCATCGTCTAAAGGAGTTGTTGCGGATGTGTAACTTCCAATAACACTACTTAGAAAATCATCTCCACCAGTAAAAGATACAATATTAACCGATTTTTTTATTATCGGAATATACCACCCGTTTACAGTTACCGTTGCATCGTCATCGGATAATATATATATATCAGCAGGCGCAAATTGCCAATCCTCATTATCAATAGAAAAAGAAACTCCTTTTACAAATTCTTCATTTGTTACAACGACTTTTTCATTCCATTTATCAATTAATAAATCATATTCCGAAGGAGTTCCAACTCCGAACTTTACATACAATTCTAACGTTTGATTGACAGATGTTGTTGTTATAGATAAATCAACTCTCAAATGCGCCGCATCTCCTAAATCCAATGAAGCAAAAGTAAGTTCGTTAGTTGTGTCATCCCAAACATCTTGAACTAAATAAGGAGCTTGGTCACGATTTGTAAAAGTGCCTAATGTATCGTTAGTTAATTTTAAAGGTGTGTCAGGTAAAACGACTAAAGGAACTGTTTGTGTGGCTAAGTCTGAATAATGAAAATATCCAACACTTGCATAAAGAGAAGGTGGTACATTTAAAATATATCCTGGTGATAAGGGGTCAGTTTCTGCAAAATCTGCATTTACATTTACTTGCGCGCCAGCTTCTATTCCATCTAATTTAGCTTTATCAGCATCAGTAAAATCATTTTCACTTAATCCTTTACCAGTAATTTTATCAACTTTCCCGTTGTATAGCTCGGTAAAGTTTTGATTTGTTTTATCAAATCCATTTCTTAAAACATCACCTAATCCATCGTCAGGCGTTGAAATATTTATCATTTGTTGCGACATGGTCTCATCCAATTAAAGTTTGACTTTGCGTTTATGTTACTTGGAGCTGGTCTTTCAGGTAAATCTAAAACATCTAAATATTTTACAAATTCCAACTCTAAACCAACCGCTAATTTCTCGTACATTTCCGCTTTCTTGTTTCTTTCGTCATCTGTAAGCTGTTCCGTTTTTTCTGGAGTTACTAAATAAACGCCATTTTGAGAAACTTTAGCTACTCCTAAACGAAGATAATAAGCACAAGTGTAGTAAGATTGAATTATACAAATGTAATTCGCAAAAATATCTAAGTAATCCCCTGCTAAAGTATCCGCTTCAAAGTCATCAGCAATTTTATTGTACAATTCTAATCCTAAAATTCGCTTAATATCGTTGCGTTGTGCCATGAATATAAATGGATTTATCGAATCGTTATCGATATTTCCATCAAATCCACTTAGTAAAGCGACATCTTCTATTGTGATAAAATATTTACTCATTTGTAATTGCTTTTTCTTGTCCGAAATTCACGAAATCTAACTCACATAACGGGTTTATTTTCTTAAAAATTTGACTTAATCCTTCTAGTAATATTTCACGCATTGGATTAATCACGCCTAAGTATAACGAGTCTGTTGCCGTTGCTATCTCATCCGCATTATTCGAGAAACCACTCGATCCTGGTCTTTGAAATAAAATATTCATTGCCGAGTGTGCTGCCATTAGTTTAATTTCTGCAACCTCATCATACGTTACAAATTGGTCATTTCTTCCACGTGGTTCAATCGTGTCAACTACAATGGCATCTTCAGCACCATCGTTAACAGAAATAATTACACCGTCGCTATTATCAGTTCCTGTGTACTCGTCACCTACCTTGCATTTAATCGCTTCTTTTTCTTCTTCTGACATCATGTTACCACCGTTAATATTAATAACGGTTTTGCCTTGAAATCCTCCTTTTATATGATTTACAGCGTCATCAATTAAAGAGCTTTCAATCTTTGCACTTTTCAATCCACTAAACCAATCAGGATATGGAAAATAAGGTTCGCTACTCAATTGTTTAATATGCATTATCTCAATTGGATTATCATTTTCCAATTTATTAAACATCGGGTAAAACTTCGGGACAAACTCAAATTTTCTTTTGTAATCCCAGCACCACCAATAGCCATTGACTTCCATGTAGTCATTCATCTTTGAATTAGTTTGAATATTCAAACCAACTCGCATAACTGGTGTATGTTTAATTTTTATAGGTTCTTTTTTAAAGTTTATAATTTGTGGAAAAGCCGAACCAAACAATTTAAAGTCGTGGCAAATTAATCTTAAATCTTGCTTAGTGATATATTCGTGTGGATTTACTTTGCCGCTTTTGTCAGTTAATCCATCGCCAATAATATAGTTGACAATAGTCTTTACGATAAAAGCATTTGTAGGCGAATCATCGTAAGCATCTTGATAACGTTTAAAATTAGCGTTATCAACTCCGTTAAGCGTATATTGTGTTCCTACACTCGGGCGTTCTATACCTGTTTCGTAGGCTGACATATGAATTACTGATACTTTACTACCTTTTGCCATCATCGACTATATTTTAAATTTGTTTTTTTGCTATAATCTTGTACTACTTCATTTTCATCAACAATCATAATTTGACCGATTAATACAATTTCGTTTGTAGTTTCTTCTTTTAGTTCGAAAGATATTTTTTCGTTTATTTTACCTGTTGGAAAATCCGACATAGTAATAGTATAATTTTCATTAGATAATAATTCTACTGAACTTTCAACTATTTGTGTTTCATTTGTGTATTCATTTTTTAAATGAAAAAAGAAAGCCTTTGAAACATCTAATACCTTTCTTGGTACAATTTCAAAAGCGGGTGTAGTATTTTTTCTTAAAATATGCATACGAATTTTTTATAAAAAACCCACCCTTATAGAGTGGGTTTTAAGATTATTAAGTTAAAGGCAATATCGAAGCTTGATAAGCTGTGATCCCAGCTCCTGTAACTTCATACATTGGTTCTTTTTCTTTTGAATTTACTGTTACTTGGAATCCTTGCGAATCTGTACCTCCTACTAAAGTCATAACATCGCAACCATTTTGAGAACCTAAACAGTAAATTTTACCGTTGTAGTCCTCAATAAACATAGTTACTAAGATACCTGCATAACTTTGAATTTCATTTCTTAACGAAATGTCATTGCCTGGAACAAAGAACGTGTTAACTCCTGCATACTCAATTGTACGTGTCGCTTCGTCGAATGTTCCCGTATCGATAACGTTGTTTCCTGTGGCTTTCACTCCTACTCTTGCAATTGCTGGCGGTGTTGTCATTACCGCTGGTAGAGTAACCACCCCTGTTGGGGTGTTCTCTACTAAATCGCTGGGGTCGTATGGAGCAAAAGCAATAGCCTTAATCCCTTTCATAGGGGCTGTTCGGCTTACTACTCTACTTTTTGTTAATCCCATATCTTATCCGTTGTATAAAACGTTCCATTTTTGTTTAACTACCCACGTATTCATTGAAGTAATCATTTTCAAGATTCTTCTTGTTGATGCGTTTGCTTCTTTCTCTATAATTAATTGTGAATTATCAGATAATAAATCCATAACTAACTTGATGTTATTCTTTTGAGCTACAATTACAAAAGTAACTAAGTCAACAAATACAATTTTAACATCGTTAAAATACATATCGTTAAAAGAATTTCCAACGAAGTTTTCTTGCAAAGCCGCACCTTGAACTCTATTAGCCGCTTTAATTAATTTGTAATGTGCTTTTGGAGCGTAAATAATTGGAGCTTCGTCGCCTATTTTTACAATTACATCGTCTGGAATAGTGTTGTAGATTTTCACATATTCAGCTACAATACTTGCGCTTGTAACTGCTGCTGGTGAAGCTACTTTTAAATAATCTCCTAAACCAGCACCTGGAGTGGCTTTTGATTGCGAATCATTGTACAACATTGTTGCAGGAATCGAATCAAATAAAGTAGTTGGCATTGCAGCAACTAACGCTTGCGCACCAGCTGAAATTAAACCTTGACCAGCTCCTGGTGTTAATGCTGCAATCGCTGCTTTTGTAGCTGTTGTAGCTCCATTCCATACCCAAGATTCTAATTTAGCACCAATCGCTGGAGTAACTTGAATTAATACTTTTTGGTCGAACTCATCCGAAACTACATTAAAAGCACCTGCTTTCATTGATTTTTCAAAACGTGTTCCTTTTAAAGAGCTTTCGTCTACGATACCCTCAGCGTTGAAAGTCTTAAGATTTACGTTTGATTTCTGCGTTTTTAAAGCGATGTTATCCGCTGTTACTGAACCATAATTCGCTGCTGAAAAAGTAATCTCTGCTGAACTTTCGTAAATGTCCATTCCTGATTTGTGTCCTTCTACAACCTCGATTGTCTCCCCTCTAAAGGTTGGCGAATCTGCATAGATTTCCTGTACGATTTCTGCGTACTCCCCTGTTTGTGTTTTTGTACCTGTGTAAGTAATTGCCATTTCTATTCTGTTTTTAAAATTGATAATTCTGTTTCTAAAAATGCGATTTGTTCATCGCTTAATTTTCCTTTGCAGTATTCGGCTACTGACTTTTTTCCTAAAGCTTTCTTAAATTCGGCATAAGTTACGCCAGCATCGAAAGGATTTAAGAATTTTACTTCTTTTACTTCTTCACTCATATCTTATAATTTACCTCTGTTATACAATGCTTTTTCTTTGTTACTCATTTCTTCGTAGCTTTTATTTTTACCTTCTTCTGGCTTGATTCCTTTTTTCATTTCCTCTGCCATTTCTAAAGCTACTTTTTTAGCTGCTTCAACCTCTGCTGACATTTCAGTTTTTTTAGCTTCAAGCTCGGTAATTTTAGCTTTTAAGTCGTTGTTTTCAGTTGTAAGCTCGTCCACTTGTTTTTGAAGTTCCGCAGTTTTGTCTTCTGCTGGTGCTTCTACTTCGTTTTCGATTTCTTCAACTGCTTCTAATATAACGCCTTTGTCATCGGTTTTGATTTTCTTTTTTTCGATTTCCATTTCTGCATTCGCAATTGGATTTCCGTCGCCATCTGTAACCATTCCACCGACTTCTAATTTGTCAATGAAATAATCTTTGTCCTCAATTGTGTACTTAGTACCTAACTGAGATTCCATAATCACACGTTTAATTCGTGCGTCGATTTCCTCTTTTGTCATTTCTACTTTGTTGTTTATTAATACTGGTTCTAAATAAGCTTCAATACTAAAGCCTGTTAATTTTCCGCTTTTTACGTCTTGCCAAACTTCGGCGTTTTCTATTTTCTGAGCTGTAACCCAATCTCCTTTTTGTACTTGCATACCCAATAAAGTAGCTTTGTCTTTTTCAGGGTCTTGAACAATCCAACTTTCAAAAATGTACATATCCTCACGAACTTTGCCGTCATGGTTTACCGTTGCTCCGTTGTGGTGGTTTTTCTTAAAGAAGTTTTGCTGTAAATCTGCAATTGTTTCTTCGGTATAAAATACCATTGCTGGCTCTCCGTTAATATCTTTGCGAGGGATTAACATATTCGGTCGCATTGCCACGCTGTAAACGATTTGTTTGTCATCATCTTGAAACTGCAATAACTTACTTTCATCGTCAAACATAACGAGCTGTGTTTTAGTTGCTGGATTTTCAACTAAGGACATGCAAAAAACACCGTCTTCTCCTTTCGTATATTGTAATTCGTACTTTTTCATAAATATAAACGTAAAAAAAGCCTGCTCGCATTATGCAAGTAGGCTTAAAATTTTAAACTAAACACAATTCAATCTGAGTGCTGTACATCTTCATACAGTTATTTGGTTTCAAATATAAACAATTATTTTTAATCTACAAAGTATTTGTTTCATTTAATTGCGCAACATTATTTTGAGCGGTTGTAATATCGCTTTCAAGTACCGTTACTTGTAGCGGTGGTTGCTCCGCTTGGGTTCTTGCAACGCTTTGTCCTATTTGGTTTTCTGCTGTATTATTAAACGCTACTGTTGGCGGTGTTGCTCCTCCATTACCCGCACTCATACTTGGTGCGCTTGGTGCTGAACCTCCACCCAACGCTTTTAATCCTGTTGAAACCGCTTTGATTTGTGCCGCTGCACTTAATGCGCCACTAATAGTATTAATGGTTGTGAATGGCTGCCCTCCTGTAAGTGGAAAAGCTGCTACTGCTTTGGCGTTGGCTTGCATTGTGCTGCTTACAATATTAGCCACTCCGACCGCACCCTCAACAATTAAACCAGCTTTTGCAACTGCTTTATTTTTACCCGCTAATACTTGTAACTGCTTACCAATATTGGAAACATTACTTAAACCTGTTTCTCTAACCGCTTGTTTTGCTTGTTCTAAAGCTTCTTCAATTGCTTTTTGTTTATCGGATTCTTCTTTTTGCTTTTCAGTATTTGCGATTGCCCTTTCGGCTTCGGCGTTAAAATACTCTTCGTTAAGTTCCGAAAGTTTTCTTTTGTGTTCACGCTCTAATTCTTCGGTGCTTAAATTAAATTCTTGAAGTTTAGCTATCTTTTGTGCATACGCTTCATTTTCCGAATTTACTTTTATTTCATTTTCAGTAAGTAAACTATCTTCATTCGCTTTGCGTGCTTCTTTTATAATAGCTTGCGCTTCATTGTACTGCTCCTCAACTCTACGGAATTGGGCAAGTTCTTCTTTGCGTCTTTCTTCTGCTGCTCTTTTTTGTTCTTCTAATAATTTTTTATGTGCTTCTTTTTGTGCTTCTAATCTTTTATCGTTTGCCTTTTTTCTTTCTTCATTAGCTTTATTTTCAGCATCTGTTTCTTCTTGCTGTATTTCAACTTTATTTTTTAAGGCTAAATCTTTTCTTTCGTCAAGCGAATCATTATAAATTGCGTTTTGTTCCTTGAAGAGTTCGTATGCTTTCTTTGCAGTTTCCTTTTGTGAATCCGTAGCATCTTCTAAACTTGCAACCCTACGAGCTTCTAAAAAAATTGATTGCGCCTTAACCGCATTTAGTCGCTTTTCTGCTACTTCATTGTTAATTAACTGTTCCGCTAACTTGCGCAATTCTTCTGTACTTGCCCCTGAAGCCTTAGCCATTTCTAATAAATAATTATTAGAACGCTCCATTTCCTTATTTGACTTCTCGGTACTCTTTGCAAGGTTATCTATTTCGCGACTTAATTCTGCATTTGCTTTTTCAGCCGCCGCAGCCGACCCGTCAAAGTCCCCAAATGCACCCGTTAAATAACCAATACCCGCTACTAACCCCGCAATAGCCGCAATAACTAAAAATATCGGAGCTGTAAGTACCGCTAAAGACGCATTTAAAATATTTGTCGCTACTGCTAAAGCTGTTGTTGCTATTGTTGCACCACCTTTTACAGTTGTGTCTACTACTGTTGCCGTAGCGCTAGCCCCTGTTGCTACTACATTTGCTTCTGTGGCTACGGTGTCGACTGCCTTTGCTGTTGCTATTGACTTCATAGCATCGACTACAATAGCTTTTAATCTTTGGAAATCCTTAGCACTATCCGCAATTGTTGAAAGCCCTTGACTTAAAGCCATTGCGCTTTGAACTTTTAAAAGTGTCTTTTCAACTTCTTCAGATTCAGCGCCAAATAATCCCATTGCACCCTGAGCAACGGCAAAACCCGAAGCCATTGCGCTAACCGCACCTGCAACCGCTTGAAACTTTTTACCAGGATCGAATAGGTTTGCAGTTTCTCCTGCTTCTGCAATCTTATCACGTAACTGTGCAAGGTTCTTAGCAGCACTTAACGCTTCTTTTGAGTAGTCCCCAAACTTTTCTTGTGCTTGAATTAAATTAACAGTCGCTTCTTTCATTTGAGCCTTTAAGCTCTTATTTGAATTAACTACTTGTTGCGTTGCTTCATCGACGTTATCTAATGAATTAGCAAGCGCATTTGTATCTTGCGCTGCTTTCTTTGCGTTGGTGTCGAAATTAATTTTATAATTATCTTGTTGCTCTGCCATGACTAAAAATTTAGAAGCGTTAATTTGGTTTTACCGTTGTTTGTATTAATTGTTGCATCTAAGAAATAGTATCTTTGTTCTCCAATTATTATTTCGTTTTGCGGTCTGAATCCTGTTGGAATATTACTCTCGCCTTGATTAAGATTAGAGAAATTTAAAAATATTTCATTCGGTGGTAAATTAACTTCAAAATCCGACTTATATGTATTTGGTAATAAAAGCAATTCTATAAAATCCGAATAGTAATTTAAGTATAAAGAATTGGTGTCTATATTCTCAGCTCCAAAAGCTAACGTTTTGCCGTTTGTTGGGTTCTTAAAAGTAGACTCTAAAATTCTTGTTAACCTAAAGTTTTGCCCTGATATTAATTCAAGGCTTAAATCATTTCCACTTAATGCAACTGGTCTAAGATACATAAGAGTAAATTCTTCGTAAACAGGTTTATATCTATTACCTCCGTTTGGTAAAGTAGTCGGCGTATCTTTTGTGAAGGCTAAACACGTTCTTGCTCCACTCGGATTACTAAACACTGCATTTTGTTTTAATATCGAATAATCGGTTACTACTTCAAATTTCTTTGCGTTGGCTGGTGGTGTTGTTGGATATTTCAACTCCCCGAAATAAGTACCATTTCCATATTGCGCATCGTAGTACTTTGAATCTTTATGTTTAAAAATATACTGATTGTATTCGTTTGCTCTTTTTTTAGTTAGTGTCGATACATTTGTGTACGGCGTATAATCAACTATCCTTTTGCTATATGGTTGGTTTACTTCATTTATATTTTCAGGCGTAACCCAATACATAGAGCCATCTTGTAAACCTGTATTTATTACTTGAATATTAAAAGTTTTAAAAAATGATTTTAAAAAATCAATACATTTCATTTTAGGTAAGGTTGTGATAATATTAATTTTATTACCGCCTAATAAAGCTGAATTGGTTGTGTTATTTGATATATATATATAATTTATATTATAATGCGTCCAGCCTTGTGAAAAAGTATGTACACTTCTATTATAAGATTGCAAACTATAAAATTGAATCGAAGTCCAACTACATAACGTTTCAGGAAAAATTTCAAATCTTAATTGTAATTCTCCAAAAGCATCTAACATAGATGCGCCACTTACTGGGTCAACTATAAGAAATTCATAGGTGTTATCTGTAATAGTTTGAACATCTAACGGCACGTTTGTAACTGCGTTTATCAAAGATATTTTTATAGACGTTGTAGTTCCTTCTAATGGAACTAACCCATTAAAAGTTAATTTAATTCTAAAATAATTACCCCAATGTACATCAGTTGTTTCTCTTTTAATTTTAAAAACCTCATCTGTAACGCTTGTAATTTTCCATTTTTTAGGGACTATGAAATTTCCCCCCGTATGTTCAACTAAAGAACCCCATCCCGTTAATCTATACCCTACATCCGTTTGAGAAACTAACTTTTCAGAATTACAACTTACATATAAATCTCTAACCTCAGGTTTTTGAAATATAGGACACGTTACCGGAACACCAATCTTTAAAAGTAAGTGTTCCATTATTGTCATATATGAAATAGCAGGTCGCACCTCATCTGAAGAAATTGCGTTAACGCTTGTACTTGGTACACTTAATTTAAAAGCGATATTGTCAACTATACTTAAATTATCAGGATCATATGTCCAAACACGATTATTTGAAATAAAAGGAACTCCGTATTTTAAAGTAATTCCATTGCCTAACGTTACATTCGTAACTGAACTCATGTAAGACTGCAAGGCGACCTTGTTCCAATTAACACGCACAAGCGGGTCAAACGCTCCTGTACTATCTTGAAATAACTCTTGTATAGTCATGTCGCCTAACAAGTCTTTCAATCCTGTTAAGTTACTTGCGAAATTAGTTTTAAAATTTTTTTGGTCTTTTCGCTCGTAGTCGGTTTCATCAAAAGACAATTTACCACTTTGATATAAAAAACCACTCACATATAAAAGCGCATCGAATTTACCTTCGTTATTAATTCGTTGGATTTTTTCATTACCAACAAAACCGCAAAGAATTTTATTTTTGTCCGTTGCTTTGATATTAAATGATTGCGTAAATGGTGCAAAGATTTTAGTAATATCATTTAAGTCCTTAGAAGTTATCTTAAAATTAATAACTTCTTTTTCTTCAATATCTAATAAATAGTAATTATTATCCTTATATTTTATGTAAATCTGTACCATTACAATATATCGTTAATGAAATTATTTGTTTCTTCAAACTCTAATGTGTACGAAATAGAACTTTTATCGTTTAATTTAGTCTTTTTAACGAAGTTTGTAGTTACATTTTTAACTGGAATCTGTGTAAAAGTACTGTAATTCCCTAAGTCATCACTCGTAACGGTAACCGAATCTGCTGTAATTGCAGTGTTATCGGCTGAAACTTGCGTGCTATCAACTGTCAAACCTATACTTGTAGTTGTAAAAACGTCATTTTCAAAGATTACTAAGTATATTTTCGAGCTTTGAATAATCTCACGTACTTGGTAATTGTTTCTTTCGTCTAATAATCCTGTGTTTATTTGGAATTTACGCACTCCTTTTGCCGTTCCTGTTTGTTGTAAGTGTTGGATTTGGCTGTTTACCGTTAATGGGTTTCTGAAACTATTGGAAAATTCATCGCGTTTTGTTTCGATTGATTCCACAAACTTGCCGAAAGGTGTAAAAGTGTCCCATAAACCTAACCTATTTACATAAGCGATTAAACAAGACACGCCTGTTTGTGTTTCTTTTAATATAGGACTAACTTCTGCCTGAGCAATTACTCCATTTGTACCAGTTCCAGATTGTGAAGTAGCTACAACCGTTGTTAAATTTATAGTACATCTATCATAACGGATATTTTTAGCATATCTTCTGAATGTTTCAGGGTCATTAAACGTAGAATACATACCTCCTTTTTGCTCAAATGAATATCGATAACCTGTTGTTGCAAAGTAAGTGCCTAATTGCTTAACGCTTTCAGAATCTACTTTGTAAACGATGTGAAAGTAAACCCCTTCCCCCGCAGTCGTCGCTTTTTCGGTAGTGTTGTACGCCCATTGGGGGTTATTTTTATTAAGGTTTGAACTTGTTATAAATGCTTTTATTTCGTTATGTAGTTCGATAGCTATATAGTTATCGTTTGGCGAAATCTTATTAATATTGTTGAATACCACCGTTGGAGTGGCTGGCAAATCTGATGTTTGAAACCCACGCCAAATATAAACTTCTACGGTTACTTTTTGAATCGAGGCGTCTGTTGCATCATTCTGAAAATTGAAGTGAATAGGGGACTCAGCTAAAAATATTTTAGCCTTTGAATCGATGTTTGTAAGTGTTGGTGTTGCTAATGGCATTTTTCAAGTGTCGTGCATCTTCACACGATTTAATTCTACTTCTTTTTAATTGGACTTTTTAATAAATCCGCTATGCTTTTAATATAAATCTTTGCTACTTTAGGAGCGTGGTCGTGAATTGCGTTTAGTATCGGTGTATCTTTAATATTACTTCGGTCTTGTGGCGTTGGCTTACCTTTTGGAGTATTCCATTTACCATAACGAAACTGAGAAACAATTAAAGTATCAAAAGGTCGTACCCTATAATTTACAGAATCTCGCAAGTGGTTCTTTTGCAACTTACTTACTTTGGAATTTCGAGCCGTAACAACCGAAACAATACGCCCTAACTCGTTAAGACTATCCTTTGTTATCTTCTCTATCTCCTTCTCCTGTATCGTTTTTCTTCTTGCCACGTATCGATTGAATTAATGCTTTTATCTTTGGACTGCTGATATTGTTTGAAGTTATGCTACTTCTTCTAATTGTACGCCCTGTTCTTGTTCTACCTTTTATTGTAGTTTCGTCGCCTTCTTCATTTTCATATACTATTTTCCAATTAATATCATTTGGCATAATCCTTTGTGCAATTTCTAAAAGCTTTGAATTTTCATTGTAAGCTCCATAAAATATTTCACGAAATTCAACTGACCGATTGCGACCGATTAAATCTCCACGAATGGAACGCTTTAAGAAACCTGTATCTACATTCGCAGTACTCTTAGCTTCTCGTACAACCTCGCGGATATATTGTCTTATTTCTCCGTCGGTGTACTCTCTTGCCATACTACTACTGGTTCAGCAATATTAATTTCTTCAACCGCTTCTACTTTTTTAAAACCGCTGACCTGACCCGCTTGGTGTGGGTTATGTGCTGCTACGATTTTTTTCTTTTTTCCTTCTGTTACGTTGTATAATCTCATATTAAATATTATTTTGATGTGTGTAAAATGTTGCTTCAAATTTAATCCCGTCTAAACAATTTCGCTCGTCTTTTCGTACTGGTTCAAATTCAGAAACCGAATCGTCAACTATTCCAGCGTCTATGTCATTATGTGTTTTATAGAATGATAAAACAAAATTATTCGCTATGGTATCACAAATTCCAATGTTATCAATATAGTTAGTATCTAACATTAATTTGTTTGGAGTTGGTATTTTTCTGTCATCACGTTGATTAAATACTTCAAAAGCTATTCTGTATTCTTTTTCGTTTAATCCAGGTGGTGGACTTGTAAGTAATGAAATAGAAACTAAAGGGTAAACGTTTTCTTTTTCTACATCGACTACATCATCATCTTTAAATACAACCGTATTAACGAGTGGCATTTCGTCGAATGTAGTCCAAACAAATTTCAATAAGCTACTTAACTGATTTGCCATATTGTTTGAATATTTGTTCTATTAGTAATTTATTGAAATAAACAAATCCCAATAAAAAGAAAGTGCATATAAAAAGACTATCACTTTTCGGGTAAACATAAAATATCGTTACTGATAAACTCAGTAAGAAGTTAATTAGGTTTACTAATATCCATGCTTTCATATTGTTTTATTTTACGTTTTCAACTATTTTTTGTCCTTTCAAGTAGTTTGCCCAGAAAAAGAAATCTCTAACTTTCCATTGCTCTACTTCTTTGTACTTTGTCATATCGCCTTTGCAAACTACATCCATAAGCACCACATAATTTCCGAACCTTTCGACAAACTCACTTCTTAATTCAGTACCGATTGTTTGCTTTTGTGGTTCTCCGTATTGCGGTGGGTTAAATATAAAATCATTTTCTTCTATTAACTCCTTTTTTTGCCTTGCATATTCTAAAATAATAGCTTCTAACTCATGCAAGTATATCGTTTGCCACCACTTACGTCTTACAAATATAGCACAAAAATCTTTAAATTGTTCGTTTTCAATAAAATTTTCGCAGTCAACGAATTGGTCGAATGTCAAATCTTGAATATTGCGTACTTTAAACGTTCTTTTTGAAGTGCGACCAAACTGCCAACGATCTAAAAAGTTTGGATTAAAAGATTCTTTACCCTTAATTCTCTCAAATTTTGTTAGTGTTATTCCGAAAATCATCCTCTTTGAAATTTTTTATATTTATCAAGCCATAAAGCTGTTATTACATAGCGAAGGCAATCTGTCGCATGTCCAAATTCTTGCCATGATAAGCCACTTTGCTTATCTCGAATTACTTTTTTATTTACCTTACCTTCTTCATCTTCAGTACAATATTGATAATCGTTAATTGAGTTTCTACACTTGCTGTCAACCGCAAAAGTTACGCCTTCAATATGTCCAGCAAGTAAATCATTTGTGAAATTTCTACTCATCAATACACTTGGATTTGCTTTCGGAACTCTAAAGATAGGTTTTAATTTAGACAAATAACCCTTAATCAATAAATAAAAGTTTTGACCTTTCTGCAATTTAGTATCTTGCTTTTTCGACGTAGCATCACCATAAACGAATAGTCCATGTGGATTAGTTCCGTATCGCTTCATAAACTCCTCACAAGTATCTTTCAAAGTGTTTAACGGGTCTTTTAACATAATTTCATCAATCTGTCTTAGATTCCCGTTTTCAACTTGAAATACGTTACAAGTCAAATAAGGAAGTACGTTCTCATCAAATGAAATATGCAAAGGCAAATTAGAATTGTAAGCAAATTCCCCAACGTGCTTTTCGCTTTTGAATTGTTTTAAGAACTCTCCACCTGTACGAAGTTTGCCCCAATGTCCTAGTGCGTAAATATTGTAATAGTTAATATCGGTTAACCTGTCAGCTTCAAAATCATCTATTGTATGCTGGTCAACAAAACCACCGCATTTACCATCTCCAACTATCCAAATATTATAAAGGTAGTTAGTACGAATCAGTAACATATTCCCTTTTTCGTTTATCTGTTTCAAATCGCCAGCCTTAGTTGGTAATTCAGTAAATACTTCTTTGTCGAATATTTCTGTTTTGATATACGACATTTCAGATACAGGATTGAATGCCGATATAATTTGCTGATTCTTTTGTCCTCTTAAACGCTTTCTTAACTGCTTATACGCTGCGTGGCTAACTTGGTCTAACTCATCTATAAATATTTTTCGATAACCCTCTAATCCTTTTACTTTGTCAGCATCATCCAAACCTGAGAAATCAATAAAACTATCCGTTAACTTGCATTTTATGTGGTGCTTTTGGAATACAAAATACTCTTGCAAATCCCAGCTATAAATAATCTTTTTGAAAGTAGCGTAAATCGTTTCATCAATTTTAGCCGATACCAATTTAAAAACGTAAGAGTTATTTTCCTTACCTTCCATTGCATAAATAATCAGCTTTTGCGCAATTGTATATGATTTTGAAGAACTCGAGCCACCATAAATAAAAATAAACCTGATGAGTTCGTCGTTAAACGCCTCATCAAGTTCAAAATATAATTCGTTAAATATACCTTTTTCAAATTCGATATCGCTGATCATTATCCTTCTGTATATCTTGGTACACTTGAACTATTAATTTAACAGTTAAGTCTTTCAATTCAAATTCATTTTTAGTAAATATCCAATTAAACCAACTGATAGGATAAAAATAATAACACTTAACGCTATTTTTATTGATTCTTAATAACAATAAAGAGCCTTTAATATTAACTATCTTCATCTCTTTTGATTTTAATTACTAATTTTTTAGGTTGTTGAGGTGTTACGTCTTCGGTTTTTTCGACTAAGTTATTTAAACGCTGTGTTATGCTTGGATTGTGAAATCCTAATAAACCACCAATTATTTGGTTTGTGTTATACTTGGGTTGTAGAAATTTAATAGACCACCAATGATTTTTATAATAATTATCT